TGCTTGTGCAACCTCTAGCGCGTCAACGGGCAACCCCTGCGCGGCGGCATCCAATGAACCGTAGTGGTTCACTAGGAATTCAACGGCATCATTGAGCGTTGACATGGTTAGGTGCTTGCAGTCCAACCGTACTGGTTGCCGCGGGGGTGAATCGTAAACGTCACCTTGGCTTCAGCACTTGGCGATGGGTCAATCGTCCATTGGCTAACGCGACCGTTAAAGGCGTAGTTAACAATGCCAACGCCATCGGTTGCGCTAATAACAAACGTGCGATCAATCAAGCCGCTGTAGGCATCGCCGCGCAACATAAGCAATACGGTATCCGATGGATTCCATGCCGCTGTAATTGACATCGATGTTGGCGCAGATTGCGTTGGTATCTTGTCAGATTGACGCGAACCGGCTACGCCAAAAGATGCTACTGCATCATCTTGACCAAAAGCGGGGATTGCTTCAACAGGTACAGCATTACCGCTAATTGCAAGTGCTGAAACAGATGCGTAAACAGATAAGTTTGCGACCGTTAAAGGCGTTGGGGTTGCTGACGGTTGTGCGTACAGCGTTGCGGTAAAACCGGCTAAAACTTTATTTGGGAGTGCCATTTCAATTTCCTTTCAAGTTAAAAAATTGTCTAATCTCAATTGTTAGTATTGGGATTTGTACAAGGGTCTTATGATGGAATGTCTATAGTGCAATCTAGAAAGATTTGCGCTAACTTATCTTCATTGTCATAACTGTTGTAAAGCCATTGAACATCGGCTTTACTGATGTAAAAACCTCCATCCGCTGAATTGCCAAACATACCGCTATAACCATGCAGGGATTGCAAAATTTGATTGGAAATGGTGAACCCTTCTTCAATCACTTGCGTAAAAATAGAAATCTGAAACACGGGCGTATCGATGCCTTTGTTGCTTTGATAAATGCCCGTGTAAACCGGTTGATGCACGTTGCGTAGCATCCAAGTAATAAACTTAGGTTGCGTTGCAAAGTTACGGTTAAACGCCGCGTACACCGGCACGGGCGTAACGATGGCGTTCAATTGATATTGAATTGATTTGCCGTAATTAATGACATTGTTTTGCGTTGTCATATAGCGGCTACAGGGTCATTTCTGACGCAAGTTAAAATTACGTTCATGCGGTCGTCAGTCTCGCGCACCGATTCAATGCGCCAATCAAAACTGCGATAGTTAATTGAATACGCATTTTGGTTATCAACAATGGTGCGGGTGTTAGGCGTGTAGTTCAAAGTGAAATTCACAATGTCGGCATACACGCGGTATTTCTCGCTTATCTTGACGTTGTTTGTAACTGAACTAACCCTAGCGCGTGTAGCAAACCACAATGCGGTAGTCGTTGTTTGTTCGCCAAAAGCACTTTTAGCAAAGACTAGACTATTGACGGTGATGTTTTCAAACCGTGCGATTGCCATTTACATCACCAAAGGTTTGTAGCTACGCAATAGCGTTGATACGCCGAAAGGAATATCTTTTAACTGCACTTCAGTTGTATTGCTTCGGTTGTTGTACAAATGCGTGAGCAATAACAAACCGGCCTGTTTAATGACAGGGTAGGTTTGCAGGGGATTAGGTGCGGTTGTGTAGTCGCAGATAATCGGCGCGGTCATACCGCTATTGATGGTTGTCGGTAGCGATTGAACAATAACTTTGTTACCGCTAGGGTCGTAATAGTATTGAGTCGTTGCAACCGTGGTTAACACGGGCGGCATCGCTTCGTTGTAATACGCAACGCGGTCAATTTGCACGCCCGCCATGTCGGGGTAAAGGTTTTGCGATACTTCCGGCAAATCTAAACTGACAGGCGATGACGCTAAGTTTTCAGCGCCATACCAAACACGGTATGACACGCTAAAAATTGACATTCCTAGATAGTCTTCAATGGCTTGCCTTACAGCTACTTCCAAAGAACGCAAATATGAATCTTGCGATTCATCATTAAACAAATTTAATTGTTGCGTAATTTCTTCTAGGGTTAGCCAAGGCGTGACAACATCGCGCCCAATCTGTTCAACCTTAACGTAGCTGAAAGGATTGCGAGAGTCAGCACCAAAAGGCGCATCTAGAAGTGAACTGTTTACAGGCATTGTTTACCCTTTAGGCGGCAGACATACGAACACCCGCAAATGGGTCGCGTACCGTGCTTACAACGCGCTTTTCAGCGTACAGCGTTACAAAGCCCGCTTGCGTCTGTTCATACATCTGCACATTCATTGTTTCGCAATCGCCAATTGTCAAAAAGCGATTCCAGTTAGCCAAGTACATTGGGAAATCTGTAGATAGGTAAGGGTTAGGCACAACAGGCCAACCAAAGATGCGACCGACCGCGGCGGCATCTGAATCGCCCATTTCTAGGAACAATGGCAACCCTGCCGTATCTTTTAACTGACGCAATGTTTGAATCATGGCGGGGCTAATGTGCCAAGCTGTAGATTCAAGCGACCAATATTGGGCGGGCAGGGCGTTAGCCATGTTGACCACTTTGTTGTAAGTAACTGCAACGCCGCCATTGCTTACCGTAGCGATTGTGTGAAGCCCGTTTGTGATTGCTGTACCCGATGTACCAAAGGCGCTTGTACCGCCGCTTGTGTACCCGTCTAAGCCGCGCAAACCGTTAGTTCCACCTGTAGATGTTGTTGAACTTCCGGCTTGGTCAATGTTTAAAACCATTGATTGACCTTCTAGCTGTGCAAACTCTAGCGCAAGGTCTTCAACAAGCGTTGCATCAAGGCCATTTACATCTGACAGCACCGCCGTTCTAATAGGTAGCTGTGCAACCAGTACACGCACCGGCAATTGCCAAATGCTTGTATCAATATTTGGTGAACCGCTATTAGGGGTGAACGTGTAGCCCCAAGGGTTTGTGCTGTTAGCCGCGTTACCGGTTTTGGCGACAAACTGCGCGTCAGAACCGTTACAAATAATTTGTCGTGAGCCTTGACGCAAAGGGTTTGCTTGTCGAAACGCCGCAAATGATTCGTCAAAAACTGTATTACCGCCGATGCCTGAACCTGAACCCGTAAGCGCAGAAGCCTCGCGCAAATCGATTGCAACATTGCCGCCTTCGGTCATGGCTTTTTTAATACCGTCCAAGATTTTTTCGGTGATAGTCATTTTGATTTCCTGTTTAAAAAAAGCGGGGGTTTTTAGCCCCCGCTAATGGCAACGCAAAAATTAGGTTGCTGTCGCTGTAGAACGATAGCGAATCAATGCGTTAGGGTCGCGCACGCTTGTGCAAAGTCTTTTTTCCCCAAAAAATGTTATGAAGCCGGGGGCCGTTTGGTCGTATCTACGCATCACCATGTTTAAACGATCAATGATTGTGTGACCGCGTGTAAAGTCACCAAAGTACATTGGGTACAAACTTGTTGTAGCGGCAGAACCGGCAGTTGTTTGTGATGGTGTATCGCAATACTTATTCACAACAACATCAAAGCCCAACATTGAACCAACGATGCCATCAACAGATAAGCCTTCGTTACGGTTAAAAATTGGTGCGCCGTTGTTATCTTTCAATGCACGAACTGCGTTCAACAAAATTGGGTTAATCATGAACTTTGTGTTCGGTGTCCAATATTGCTGTGGCAATTGATAAATTGTGTTGATGACATCGGTATATGTGATGTTGTTCAAGCCAACGGTGTTTGCGTTAGTGGTTAATTGGTCATAAGTAGCCAAGCTATGCAAACCGGTTGAAGAACCAGTACCGCTAGAACCAAAAGCCGCTGTAGAGCAAGTACCGCCCGCATACGATGCGTTAGCACCCGCGTATTGATCTAGGCCACGCAAACCGTTTGTGCCGCCGTAGGGGTTAGTAGCGCTTTGTGCGGCTTGGTCGTTGTTTTGAACCATTGACAAGGCCTCGGCTTGCGAAAACTCCATCAACATATCGTCAACAACATTAGCTTCTAAACCATCAATATCGTCCAAAGCCGCAGTACGGATTGGGAACTGTACATTTAGGTCTTGCAAAACTAATTGCCAAATAGAAGTGTTTTCAGTTGTATCTGCGCCGTTGTTTTGAATCGCATAACCCCAAGCCGCACCCGCATTGCCGGTTTTAACGCGGAACTGATAAGAAGAACCATCAGTAGCTACGGTGCGTGACAAACCGCGCATGGGATTAGCCAAACGCAAAGCGGCAAACACAGGGTCATAACCGGTGCGACCACCTTGGTTGTTACCTGAACCGGTCAATGCTGATGCCTCATTCATGTACGCATCGCGTTGGCTTTCGTCAGCAAAAATTTGCAGTTCTTTTTCTACGCGGGCATTGCTTTTGTAGAAAGCAGAAAGTTGTTCGCGCACGTTACGATTTACATCGCTACGCACAGACTTTGCGGGCTTGATAATGGCGGGTGCTTGAATCGATGCTACTTTGGCTTCCAAAGCAGAAATGAATTCTTGCATTTCAATTTTTACCGCTTCAATAGCGGCAGGGATTTTTGCTTCAACGGCGGCAATGCTTTCGCTTTGCTTGGCTTCGATAGCATCCAATTTTTCAATAATGACTTGTGACATTTTAGGCTTTCAGTTTGGTGTTTAGAAATTTCAGAAGTTCACGGGCTTCGAGCGCCGCTAATATTTCTGATTCTGTTGTTGCCGCTACCACTTCAGCATCCCGCTGTTGCGTTTGCGTTTCAAGCGTTGTTTCTTTTACAGCATCCCGCTGTTCAAAAACTTGCTTAAAGACAGACGCGGCAACCACCGCATCTTTTCGGATTAGTCCGGCATCCCGCAGGGCTACTTCCAAAACTTTTAAATCAGCAGAACCGTCAGCGCGGAAATATTCCAACTTGCTGACTTCCGCTTGTAAATTATTGGGGTACATCACAACGCTTACTTCGCGCAAGCCGCCTTTTGTGATTTGGAAATAACCTTCTTCGTCATCGTAATTTTCGCAAGGGTTGCCTTCGGCATCGACCATTGCGTATTCGTCAGCGTATGCACCAACAGATACACCGCCAAACATGGCGGGCGATTCTTGCATGACTTTATAAAGATCATTACCGGCGCTTGTGTTTAAAAACAAACGACCGTAGGCTTTCATGCCTGTATCGTCCATCTCAAATTTATGCCATTCACCAACGGGGATTTCATCCGCGGCATGGTTTACAAACATTGGTAGGGGGCGGCTTGATTTTTCAAAATCATTCACCCACATTTGGAAACCTTCGGGGGTGTAATTAAAGCGGCGACCATCTGCGCCGACCCTTGGGCCAAATGTTGTTGCGATTGCTTCAATATTGCCTGTGTTTACGCCTTGCTTTTCCAAAATCAGTTTGGCTTCGCAAATCATCCAAAGGTTTTTTACAGTCATAGATTACCTCATTGATTTTTGATCTATCAATGTCTTGTACTATTTTTGGAGGCCGACCCCTGCGCGGGGGTGCATCTTGACTTGGCTTATATGTTGCCAAAGATGCTATCACAACCTTAAAAATATAAGACACTTTATTTCTTAACTATTTACCTATGTTCATCTTGCGAGTTTGCGAACCACCACCGCCGCCGGTGTCCTGTGGTGACGTACCCGATATACCTTGCGGTGATGAAGCAGTAGTTGTTTTACCGGTTAGTTCGTCAGCGCCTTCGATGTTCGGCATACCCATGTATTGCCGCGCTTCGTTAGGTGTCATGATGCCCGCGCCTACACCGGCGACCGCAAAATTCATTTGGTCAAGTGGTGCGCCTTTTAAAAAGTTGCGCGTATCAAACTCGATATACAAATTGGGGTAGCCAACAAACAAATGTTGCTTTAATTTTTGTTCGATGTTTATCAACGTGGGGTACATCGTTGATTTGTAAAATTCATCCAACATCGTTTGCGTATTGTTATATTTTTGGTCAGCTACGCCGATCATTGCGGGCGGCACGCCGAACAAACCGCAAATGCGTTTCATTGTTTGTTCTTTTAGCTTTGCCGCATCGGTATCTTGCAGGGTCAGCATATTTAAGGGCGTGTATTTCATACCTTGGTCAAGCAACATACCTTGACCGGCCTTAGATGGGTCGCTTGGGCGGCTACTGACCATTGCCGACCATGCTTCTTTTAAACGTGCGGCAATCTCTTTATATTTCCCGTCAGGAATGACGCTTTCAGTTGTAAACATACCGGACGGTTTAGCGCCGTTTTGCATCACATAGTTGGCGTAAAGGTCGATGTCCTGATCTAGCGACACAAGTTCCGCGGCTAGGATACCTTTGTTAAAACCGGCAGAACCTTGCCAATTCATTTCTTTTATGTGCATCACTTGGTTAAAGTTCAGCGGTTCATCACGGTTAAAACCGTATGCGGGCGTAGATAGGCGATAGCTAGGGTAGCGGGCCGGTGTAATAGTTACAGCAATTAAAGTTGAATCAAGCAAATACATTTCTAGCGGCGTATCGGTAGAACTACCTTGATCTTTGCGCCACCAAAGGGTAAACGCTTCGCCCGCAAGTTCGTACCACATCAACCATTGATACCAAAATTCGTATGTGCTTTGAAACTGATTAGGTTGCGCTAAAAGATTACAAACTTGCTTTGCTTTGGCCTTATCGCGTGCGCCTACGGTAGTGCTTTTAACAGCATCAACGTATGAACCGTCTTCGGCTTGGCAAACAACGCGAATAGGTAATTGGGATAAGGCGCGGGCCTTTGCCGCAACGCACGCCATGATGGTGCTGTTGCGCGTTAACAAACTCATGTCAACAGGGCGACCCGCTTGGTTAGTCGAACCCGTTGTTACATAAGTTATTTGTGTATTTACATTCGGGTTTTTGTTGTTGCCCGAATAAACAATGTTGTTACCAAGGGCCGTTTGTCCAAACAAAGTATTGGATTCATTTTGATTTTTATTGCGCTTGAAAATATCAAAAATAGCCATGTTTTAGCCCAATAACTTAATTTTTTACAATTCAAAACTCCTGAATCCAAATGTATCTGTTACAAAAACATTGTCTAGATGACAATGAATAGCCATCACCATCGCAATAATTCCGTCA